CGTAATTGCTCCCCCGAGGGGGGCGTTATGTTGCCGCCAGGGCGCTAGATGACTAGCGCTTGCTGGCACTGGTGGGTGTGTTCGCATCACTTGCGAACCCCTCACGAAAGCTCTCAATGGCATTGGCGCCATTAGAGAACTTGTCATAGAAATCCACGTCAAATAGACGGGATCCTATGCGTCGCGTTACTACGTTAGTAAGGTGTAACGCGACTTTGGTCAGCGGGTCTCCCATGAGGATTCCCGTGACCATTGTCACACTGCGAATGTTAGGACCCATCTCGGGCCGCGGTGTGCCAAAGTTGTTCAAAACGCCAGAGGCGTTGAAGAACACTTGTCGTGGTTCGTAACAGGTTTTCTGTACGATGCCACGTAGGACAGGTGGGATGCCGCATTTCTTCATCCACGCTTGCCCCAGATCAGAGCCCATGCTATGGCGCATCTGATCTGTCGCTGATTCATAGTCCGTTGAGGACATGTACAGCGTTTTGAAGGTATCCGTCCGTTCGACGTACCCTTCATATGCGTTCTCCTCTCTCGCGTCGAGAGAGAAGACCATGTCTCTTACTTCGTCTGACATCAGACGGCAGAAGAGATTCCACCCGTGATTGGCTTTGCCCATCCCGGATGCACTGCTTCGTATCCCCTTCTCTAGGGGACCGGAGACAAGCTTGTTCACCAGATCGAGTACGATCTTGAGACAAGCACGAGCCTTGGTAACGGTACGTGCCTTACCTGGCTCTTTCACCATCGTGAGGAATGCATATTTTAGCACCTCCGGTGGCGTACGGAGAACGTGGTCTAGCGCTAGCCAGAATACCACTTCCCCTGTCGAATCGAAGTATTCCTTGGACTTCCAAGACTCGATTCGTCCGGTGTAGAGGTCCCTAACTGGGACCCCTTCACCGATCGGTAGAGAGGCCAGAAGTTCCCTGGCCGCCTCTATCGTACCGCCCTCTCTCCTGGTCTTTTCCCAGGAAGAGGACGTGCTCACTGTGATCCTCGCCTTTGTCGAGAGTCCAGTGAAAGCGCTGTCATCAAGTTCAGATAGAACTTCTTCCAGCGCAGCCCGTCGGAGTTGGCGCGCAGTGCGCGCCTCCACGGGTCGCTCCCGAGTAATGGTCTGAATGAATTTGACCTTACTCTGGAGGATGACCACAGGTGGCGGAGTTCCGCACCCTCTGGTCTGTGACAGCACTCCAATGACGTAAGTTCGTCTGGGTCCTGTCTCGGTATTTGCGCGTTTCCAAACGTTCGCAAATTGCCGGCACCAGTGACTGGGAGTCTCTCCCATGTTTCTGAGTGCATGTTCGAGGTGACCTCCGTGAGAGGCCTCCTTGAACCACTTCCGTGCAGCCTTGAGTTGGCTGTAGGCAGTGTTGACAGATGCTCCCGTTTCGGTGAGCACTCCGTCGAGGAACTCATCTCCTATGAGATAGGAGATGTTTCCTAGTGTGAACTTGTCGAATCTTTCCCAAGTCCACACCTCTTCGGGATAACAAAGGTATCTTTGTAAAAATATCCCGTCGACGGTCTTCAGCATTTCAATGAAACGCGAAGCCCGTGCCTTAATCGAGGCATTATGCTCTACGAATAAGGTTTTCAACTGAGCCTGCGAACAGCAGGGGTCAGTCGATCCACTGAGGAACCGGTTGATCCGGGACCTCAGCGTCCGAGCCCAGTTCTTTAGGGGACCTGGCTCGTTACACATTCGCTTAAGGGCATGGCCCCAGTGAGTGTGAGTATACACGACGTGAAGCTTCACCTCGTGCATAGCGATCGATGAAAATCGAACTTTCGATTTCTTCGATCCATCCCATAGCGGTCCTAGGACTTTTGATGGGAGAGGGTCTTGGAGGCGGATTCCGTCCCCAGACCAGACGGTGATATCTGGGTTATAGCCCAGCATATCACCGAGACGATAACCTGCATGGATCTTCCACGGGTCATCGTACTTCAGCCGGTACTGACACTTGTCACGGAACCGGATGGTGTTCCTCGACGCGTTACCTATAACGCGCCCAGGATCCTCGGTTTCAGAACCTGGCGATTCTGACTCTGAGTCTAACATGATCCCATCATCCTGATGGAACATGTCTGAAACCTCGGCGGAATCCATTAGGATTTCGGCGAGGCTACCGCTTGGACTGAGAAGACCTTCTACAGTTCGGCGGACAGTTAGATCTCTCTCAACTGGAGAGTCTCGCTGTTTCTCGTTCAGTGTGAACCCACACCGAAGGAGAATCTCCCGGTTTTTCGTCACTGACGATGAGCCGGAACGTCTCAACAGCAAGCAGGAAGGAACCTGCTTGGTTGAGAGGTACCTTGTCCCCCTAACATAGGGTTCCAAGGGCTTTGGTACAGGAGGTCTCGGAAGAGACGCATTGTACCACAGGGGAAGCGCAGACATTTCTGCGAACAACCCCGTATGTGAAGATGGCCCATTAGGGAGGGCCAGCCCAC